CAAGTGCCGTGTTTCTATGGTTCGGGTCAAACTCGGAAGCAATGGCGTCGTACAGCATATTCTCTGACTGTTCTGCTTTACGAAGAATGTGCCTGTTCGCCTCTTCGTCGTTTTTGCTGTACCCCTGTGCTTGCCTTAGTTTGCAGCGGAACTTTAGTTGCTCGATATAAAACCTCTCCCGCAAATGCTGCTCCACCTTCATTTGCTTCTTCTTCTCGAACATCTGGCGGCTTAATATCAAGGATATTTTCTCAATCTCCTTAGCTCCATTCGCCTCAAAACATCTCCAATACCTTTCATCCAATCCGCATTGCTTTAACGTGGCGTGGGTGTCAGGGGCAGGCATGATTTCCCCCTTCTGGCTGACAAAATAACGGAAAATGTTATCCTTGGAAGAATTAGATGAATTTGTCATAATCAGCATCGGACACTCTATTTTTGCCGATTTTAAGATTGGAATTGTCATTTTTCCCCCAAAAATATTTCATTTTGTATCAAATGTACTACGTTTACTTATTAAAAGCACGTTTTTTGTTTGATTTTTCCTCCATTAAGTCAAACCACTTCGAGCCTGGTATTATGATGGAATTCGACGCTGCCCCGAAATCTATGACCATTGGATTATCGCTTGGAGATTCGTAACGCTTCTGTGCGCGTTCAATCATCACAGAAGATTGGTTCATCGTCCAGTAAGCCATCGCTGCCGCAAACACTCTATCGTCATGCTGTCCCGACTCGTGATCAACTCTAGTTTTACCTGAAGACATAGTTTTTTGCTCCAATCCAGCAATCTCTTCAGATAACCACTTCGACTTGACAGTATACCAACCGTTTTCAAGAGCGTACTGGAATGCGGAAAGAAGCAAGGGTCTACTCCACTCATTCGTAAACCACCCGATTCTCCCATGCTCTCCTACGTTAGGCTTAAATTTCTTTCTATCGAATCCTTGACCCCACTCATGCCAGCGCCTTAGCCCAATCTGACGCGCCAGATGGTATGGCAAGTCACCAAACTTTCGCTTCATCTCAATACAAATCTTTGGATGAGGACGCTGAATCCCACATGGGGCATAAAGGGAAGCGAGAGCCGCTATGTATACGTAAATCTCTGATGCGGGAATGGAGTCTGACGTAAATTCGGCCACCTGAACGTCAGGATCGGCGTCAGTTCCGTGGCGAGTCACGTTAAGAACCGTTCTATCTCCCCCTACTCCTGTACCTGTGTCGGCTCCTATTGAGTAGTCGAACCCATCCTCTTTTTCCTTCCAAATCAGGAACTTCTCTAAAGGGTCGAAACTGTTTTCAGACTCTGGTAGCAGCGGAACAAACATCCATTCAAGCTTGTTACCTTTCTTTGTTATCCAATTGGTTTTTAGTCTTTGAGGTGAATCTTCCCCATACCAAACACGATCCTCTTCTGGCTCCCGATGACTCGGTATGTCATCTCCAACTAGAGCATAGACTGACGTGTTCTTTAGTTTTTCAACTGTTTTAGTGACGACCTCAATTATTTCTTGACCGTAAACCTTATCATTCTCCCCTAAAAGAGCCTCGTAATCGTCACTCGGCATCTGCCTAAACCATGACTTCTCAACCCGCCTCTTCTTGTGGTCCTCGTGGTTAAATTCCCAATACCACTTTTGATTCATGGGCATTTTCCACTCTTCTCCCATGATCTTTGAAAGCATAGGAGTAGAGTGCACATACGCCTCGGCGCGGCGAACGTGAGCCTCCGTGTCCTCGTTTGGAATAAAACTACCAGGCATAGGAAACTTTTTTAGCCAAGCATCTCCGGGGTAAAGCTCCGGCGTAGTATGCCACGGCAAAAATACTGGAAGAAACTTAGCCCGTCCTGACCAGTATCCATCCCTATTGGCAATCCATTGCTCTTTCCACCACCATGCTGAGCGGTGTGAGGCATCTCCAGTTGACTCCAAAATCACAACAAGCTCTGGACCCTCATGAAGTGCCTTAAATAGCCCCTCATCTAACTGCTCAACCGGGTTGGTATATTGGCTCACCTCTGAAAGATGTACGAACGTAGGGGTGGAACCTTGCCCCATTCCTCCCCTGATAGACCCTGATTGCACCATGATTTGCGAGCCGATTCTAGAAAACTCGATCAGTGCTCGGTCTCCCATCTTGGCTTTAGTTTGAGTTGGGGGAAGCCATGAGGGAAGTTGGTCGATCGCCATAGTCATCATGCCAAGCATGATTTGAGTCTTTTGACCGTCAGCAGAGCCGATCTGAGCCGCCACTCCGGGAATGAACTGGCTTTCCCAAGTGGCAATTCCCTCAGAAAGAGTGGAGATTCCAAGCTGTCTAGCTTTTAGGCATTGAATCATCTTAGAGACGCCCTTACGGTCCAACTCGCAAAGCATCTGCCAGAGAATCCATTGTCCTTGCCGAAAATTGAATCGGTGAATCTTGTTTTTGCTCTTTATATAGTAATATCGGGTGAGAAAATAGTGACAACTAGCCGTGCACATGGCCCGTTCGTTGGCGATAAATCTTTCTTCCGACTTCGATAGACCTCGAACCTGGTCAATGTCCCCATTCCGTTCAATGGAAAATACGCTTTCCATGCGCTTTTTGAACGCATCTACTTCTTCAATACTATGGGGTGTCGGAAGCCATCCAATAGAATTTTGGAAGCGTTTTAGTTTTTCTTCAACTACCTCTGGAGCAAACATAGGCTTATCTCGTCCTCGGTATGACATATTTGATTCGGTATGACATATTTGATTAGGACGTCAAGTTCTCCATCTATGCGTCTTTTTTCCAAACTCTCCGGCTCCACCCATATCCAATCAAGAAAAATTTGTTCAAACAATTCTCTCAGTCCAGAATTCGTAAAACCGTTCAATATCGGAATGATACGATCTGCAACCGCACTAACGGTATGGCACTCTCTGTTGATACGATTAACCTGAGCCTCATATCTTTCGATGAAGCCGTCAACGCTGTTCATCCTATCCCTCTTTCTCTTCGTATTCATCCTCAGCATCTATAGTCGGGGCGGGTAACTGCTTAGTTCCCATTGCCTCTGAAAACTTCATCAGGGCATCATCGCTGGATTCAAGATCACTTCCTCCGTCATCAAAATCACCGTCATCCAAACCTGAAGTCTGAGAACCTACGTTGATATTTGTAGTGCTTCCCTTCGGGACTGGCAACACCCTTGCTGCTTTGAATATGTGCTCCCTGTCGGAATATCCGCCCTTGGATAGTTTGGCTCTCTTGATTGTTACTTTAAGAATAGATGGGAGAGATTCTGCAATCATCACACCTACCGACTCCCTAGACTGCATCATTGTTGCCCCAGCATAAAGCTCCCACAGTCGGCGCGGAGTGATTCCTATACATAAAGCAACCCCTTCAAGCCTTACGGCTGTGCGCTCGTAAGAGTTCAAAGTGTCCCACAAAGCCACTGCCTTGTTTGAATTCTCGTCTTGATCGCCGCGCAGTACCTCCATGACACGTTTAGGATCAAGTCCGCATTGAGATAGTTGATAGGTGATTTGCGGAGTACCGTCCACCTGATCAGCGCTCAGTCCCAAACGATGTAAAACCCTGTCCCTACGGTTAGCGGCTCTTGTCTTTGAGGTTTTCCCGAAGCTCCCTGCGTTCTCTTTCTTCACGGGAATACGTTGCGATACCGAGGGTCGCTGGTAGCTTTGAGCGCGTTTCTTCTTCTGGACAGAAGTGCTCGGCCATTCGTTCAAGACTGATGGCGATTCGTTCGAGAGCGGCGAGGTATTGTCCATTCATTTTTATCCCTTCACGCGAACTTTTTTAGTAATTTTCCCGCCCTTGCCGTCCGTAGTCTCTACAGTTAAAGGTAAATTCCTGGCCACACGCTCTACGTTTGGTTCTTTACTTTCAAACGTATCTTCAATTTTGGCACACTCCACCTCTACATCTTCAACCAAATCACCGGCTGTCACCGTACCCCATACAAGCGTATCATTGGCGTTTTGAGGATCTTCACCGGACCGTTGAAGCTTTATTCCTACGTTAAAGTCGAGACTAAAGTGAGCATACAGTTTTCCTCCGCTAAGAGGCGAAAGTGACCGGATTCGCTTCAAGAACTCCGCTGCTGCTATTTCGCAGATTTCCCCTGCATCAAAGGAAACATTTATCGCTTTTTCGATCATGATTCTCCCCTAACCGATATTTTCTTTGGTAAGAATAGTGGCCGGACTAAATCCAGTCCAAGATGTTACGCGCTCTACGTAAATGTTTGTCGAATTCTCTACTGGAGGTGCCCACTTGTTCAATGCGGCCTCTACTGTCATACCTGCATAGTGAGAGATTAGCAAAGCCCTCATGGCTCTAAAACCGCCATCTGGAGTAGACCATGCCGCAAACCTGTTTCCATCCGAAGGAAGCGCCGCGTGGGCTTGCGCAAACTTCCCCTCTTCAATGTCTCCTGGGTTGTTGCGACGGTTGGGTATTGTCCCCGGAATATTGAAGCCTTCTTGACGTGCAATTGCTTCCATAAACGTCATTCGCGACTCTCTTTCTTTCTGAATGTGAAAACGTCTGTCATCGGAACTGGCATTCCAGAAGGAGTGAACCCGATTTCGTTTTTCTTGCATAAACGTGCTAATTCGTGTCGGTTTTCTGGCCGAGGACTGTACTTATTCTTTTCCCATGAAGTTAAAGCATTTGTCGATACACCCAGTTCATTTGCAAGCGCCTTGGAGGTCATCCCAAGAATGGCTCGAATGACACGAATACGCTGGCTGTCATTGATTGGTTCGCTCATATTAACCCCGCTAATAGGCTTACTACCTTAAACTTTTGATCCCGCGAAGGGTATTTGTACGTGGGTTTTTCGGTTTCTACTAGAGCCTTTTGATCCCGCAAGTAAATCTCTTCTTGTAGTGATTTGTTAAGTTTCTGTCTGACTTTGCTAGATGTTTTTATTCCGTCAAGAGCTATCTCAGTCGCATCCATAACTCGCTTGTCCATCTCTACGACTGGCAATTCTCCGCTTTCTGAGTTTACCACCGGAACCTCTGTCGGGTTTAATTCTAATGATTCCACCACCTCTACTGGGCTATTTAGCAGCGGCTTCCGGTGCGGCTTGTTGCTTTTCCATAGGGGATTCATACACTGTGGACACTTCTTGGGTGAAGCCTTGCGAGGAACCCATTCGTATTGGCAATGATGGCAGATGATCGGTTCCATGTTGCTTATCATACACCACAATTGGTGGTGGTGGAAAGTATTGACAATATAGTTACTACTTTGTTAATACCAACAACAAGACACACTTGCGGCTTCCCCGTTGGGATAGTAGTCCCAGCTTCGGTGGAGTGAACTATGAGAGCCAATCTTGAGGTTCTATGGGTTCTTTCTGTGCCATCCCTTTTTGACCGGACGGAAGCCGCCACCGCAACCCGGAAAGACCCGCCTCTCAGCGGGGAACCCTTACCCGCTGATTTACCGATCCCCGTTGGTGTGGCGGCGCGGCGACAAGGCCATCATCGGCACCACATTGAATTTTGCTCGGCAAAAACTCTCATAATTGTTTTTTGGGAACTGAACAGACGCTCTCATCCTGTACACGTTGTTCCCTCTCCGGGATGCAATGCTATGCGGAGACGCGGCCCAGGGGAATGAATGGGTGTATTTCGACGGTGTTTTATGGTCTGTCAGGAATCTCACTCATTTGCTCCTTCCCAAGCAACAAAATGATAGCACATATCATCTGATATATTGTAGAATAATATTCGTGGGGTGTTATGAACCTCTCATTCTCCTCCTAAGCAGCGAAGAATGCACCCCACTAATATTTACAAGCCGCCTCTCAATCTCAAATTGGGTGGCGGCTAATATTTTTTTCGGAGGCATGCTCCCTTGCATGAACGAAACGGAAAAGAAGAGACCAGACTTCTTCGCGAGAGCTTGGAACTGCAACGCGCAGAACTGCGTATTTTGCATCGTATCGAGCGGGAACTGCTTCCGACTCGTATAACCAAATCCGTAGTCAACCAGTTTTTAGGAGAAGAGATCATGGCAATCAACGCGCTTGTATTCAATGTAGGACAGACTTCCATCAACACAATCATCCCCTTGCTTGCCGATGGTGTAACCCCGTCTGGCGGCGTACTGAGCAACGTCGTAGTGACGTTCTCTGACCAGTCAGCTACGTTTGTAGTGAATCCCGACAATACGGTTGCATTCACTGCGGTTATCGCCTCTACTGGTCCGGTGAACGGCTCTACCGCTGTAACGGTGACCGATACTGACGGGGCAGTGTCTACGTGGACTGTGGCATTCACCGTTACAACCAACCAGGTGGTTCCTCCGGCTCAGCTTACACAGAGCGTGACAAACTCGTTCTCAACGCCAGTCTAGTCCACGACTAGAAACTAAAATGCCCTCAGCAATCGCCGGGGGCATTTTAGTGCTATGAACTCTACCTACTCTTTTCTAAAAAGGGATGTCATCGTTTGTAATCTCCGGCGCAATAATCGGCTCGACGACTCTTGAGCTTGACGCCCTGTTTTCATCGTCCCGGCCCGACAGGAGAGACAAGTCGTTGACGATTACCTCAGTTCGGTATTGTTTCTGGCCGTCTTTTTCCCATGATCGGGTTTGGAGTTTTCCCTCGACGTATAGCTTGGAGCCTTTCTTGACGTAATCGCGCACAATCTCAGCCGTGCGGCCAAACGCGACAAGGTTGGTCCAGTCTGTGTGGTCCTGCCAGTTGCCCGCAGTGTCTTTCTGTCGGTCTGTGGTTGCGATGGAGAAGTTGGCGACGAGTGTTCCTCCGCTGGTTGACTTTATATCCGGGTCTTTGCCGACATTTCCGAGGCCGACCCACCTATTCACTGATTTTGACATTGTTTCCAACCTTGCGGTCTATATCGGATAAAGATTCGTTTGGATGGTGAATAGGGAATTACCCGTAGGAGGTCAGAAATGGTTCTGACGTTAATACTATGAGTGCCGTCTGAGGTGGCACGCACAAAGGGTTGATGTTCGTGTTGATAGCACGAAATCAACCCACTCAGTATACCAAAAAGGGGGAGAAAATGAAAGAACATTTTGAAGCGATCCTGAATAAATTCGATGTTTCCTTTCTCAAAATGCTCTTAGGTACTCAGGTATTCCTGCCGCATCTAGAATGTATTCAGGCACATAGCAGGTACGGTAATGGACTCTGATCCAGTGTCTCATTATGGGATGATATGCTGCCACATCTTCCCCTATGCGGAGTTTTATCAACAAAGTGTCAAACCGAGTAGGAACGATTGGCAAATCCTTTTCAGGAGCGCCACGACGTCTTGCTGCCTTCATCCACCCGTTGTATTTTTTATTATTTTTCTTATGAGTTTTTTCACCTGTCATCTTTTACACCCTTTCGCGTGGACTCCGCTGACAGACCCGCAGGACCGGCAGGAAACATGCTCCCCCACAACGCCATAGTCAGAAGACAGTGCTTCTCCCTTAACAGTAGCCTTCGATACGCCTTTTGCACTCCTGGACTTAGTCGCCGCATTTCCATCCCCCTTCTTACCCTCTCGGTAGTCATACCTCTTACACCGGGTACACGCTATTGGCTCCCTATCAAACTTCGGCTTCCACTCATAACCACACTGATTACAATACGCCATTTTATCCCCTATGCTTATTATTATACTCATAATACTCATCATGTCAAGTTATTATTATAATATTACACGGATATGCATATTGGTTCAATACTTCTAAAAGGACTATTATCATCACACACCCGCCCTATAGGGACAACTAACCTAGTCAGAGAGCACCCCGAGACGACCACGACAACGACGCACCCCAGCATGCGCTCACCCCTGTAGCAGCGCACGTGTGAGCGCGTTGATCAGACCGCAGACCGCAGACCGCAGCGGTTATCTAGGGGGGGGGAGCACGAGATGCCTACCTACCTAATAGGTAGATAAGACAATTTGAGACTACTGAAAATAACTGAAAATAATAGTTGACAATGGCGACCAATAAGGCGCAATATCTATACAGATCAAGAGAGGCAGAGAAAATGATGATGAGCATAACGCTAGTACAGATGAGCATAACGCTAGTACAAAGGTTCTCGGATATGCGGCGGGAAGGGCGGCATTGGATGGAGGATGGCGCAATCGCCGTTGAATTTGTCGTCCCGTGTGCGCGTAAAACGTGTGGCCGTAACACTTGGGAATTTCGAATCAATGGTGTTGTTACAGCCCGCCGTTACTCGCCTAAAACAGCCGCCGCGTACTTTGTCGAGCTGATTAACGCGTAATGGCGAAATCGTAGCTAGTGCAATATCACACCGCCCACGGAGATGTGGCAAGAGGCAGACAGCCTCAGAGAGAGAGAGATAAAATGAGATTTTACGCACAACAGAGTCCACGCGGATTTGCCAACGAGGTGATTACTTACTTTTTTGCGACCAAGGCCTCACGCGACAAGTGGGCCGAGATGCACAAAGATGATGGCGACTGCAATAGTGCCAGCCAAGGAGCTGAGGCGATTAAAGCAAAGCAGGCCCGCCTCAATGTGACCTGCAAGGGTAGCTACAACTCGGGCTATATTGACGGAGATCAGGAGTTAGGGGGGGGGGAAGAATGACCCTGCTTATGCTACTGTCCACCCCCACACGCGAAAACGGAAAACGCATAATCAACCGCAAGGAAAGGAAGCAAATGAAAACTCTCAGGATTGACAATAACTTTGAAGGCCACCTCAAATTAGAAGCTACCGAAATCTACGCCGATTACTGCGCGGCCCTCACCAGCATCGAATCGCCAGAAGCTACCGAAATCTACGCCCGTTACTGCACGTCCCTCATCAGCATCGACTCGCCAAAGGCCACCTATATCGACGCCCGTGATTGCACGTCCCTCACCAGCATCGAAGCGCCAGAAGCTACCGGCATCTACGCCCGTGATTGCACGTCCCTCATCAGCATCGAAGCGCCAAAGGCCACCCACATTTATGCCAATGGTTGCACAGCCCTCACCAGCATCAATGCGCCAAAGGCTACCCACATCTTCGCCAGTTACTGCTCGTCCCTCATCAGCATCAATGCCCCAGAAGCGCAGACCATCTACGCCTATAAGTGCGCGGCCCTTACTGTATCGAAGCCCCAGAAGCGCAGGCCATTAACGCCAGTGGTTGCACGGCCCTCGCTAGCATAAAGGCGAAAAAAGGTGCAAGAATTATCCGTTAATCAACCGTAAGGAAAGGAACAAATGAAAACTCTCAGGATTGACATTGAATTTGAGGGACACTTCACATCAGAAGCCACCTCCATCTTCGCCGATGGTTGCACGTCCCTTGTCAGCATCGACGCGCCAAAGGCTACCCACATCGACGCCCGTTACTGCACAGCTCTTACCAGTATCGACGCCCTAAAGGCTACCTACATCGACGCCAGTGGTTGCAAGTCCCTCAATAGCATCGACGCCCCAGAAGCTACCCACATTTACGCCGGTGGTTGCACGGCTATCACTAGCATCGACGCCCCAGAAGCAACCTACATTTACGCCAGTGATTGCTCGGCTATCACTAGCATTTACGCGCCCGAAGCGCAGACCATCTACGCCTATGGTTGCACAGCCCTCGAAGTAATCAAGGCGAAAAAAGGTGCAAGAATTATCCGTTAAGAAATCAACCGAACAGGAAAGGAACAAATGAAAAATACTAACAGTTGGATCGGGGAGCAAAATTTCTCTACTCCCCGCGAAACGTGGGCCACCGTTGACCAAGCCGCGAAATATTTTCAGGTATGCAATATAACAATATTGCGGTGGATAAAATCCGGGCGACTCCCCGCATCGAAAATTGGGAAGTCGTACAGACTAGCTGTATCCGATTTAGACGAGTGTATGCAGCAGGGTCGGCAAATTAAACCGACTCAAGAAAGGGAAAAATGATTCATCTAGCCATAACCATCGCATCCGCACTTTTTCTCATATGGGTAGCAGCCTCCGCTTCGCTGCTAGCCGTTGTCATCGTCAACTCTCTGTTTTCTGCGGTACGTTCGCACCACGAAAGGGGATCAAAATGACAGAATCCATTAACAGAGTGATCGCTCGCAGAATCATTGAAGAAATGGAAGAGCCGAACTGGGAAACCATCAGCACGGGAAAATATAAAGAATATTGGGGGGCTAGTCTGCAACCACTCCCCCCCCCCATGCGTCTGAATTACACCGCTGTTTTTTGCGTTGTGACACTGATTTTATGGCTTTTAGCTGTTTTTATGGCTTTTAGCTATGATTTTTTATTCTTCTGACATCATCCAGAGCAGGATAGAGCGAAGCGTGTTCGAGTGCATCGAGTCACCCCGCTCTATCCTACGGTAAGTGTCCGCATCAAGAGACAGCGATTTAGCTGCCTCTGCTATCGTCATTCTTTCCATCGTCCGCCAATCGTACAACAAAGTTGATAGTTTCATGCAGTAAGCATATGTTCCTTCTTCCGCAAAGTCAATTTATTATTGGCAATCATGCGGATTTTCATTGACAACAGAATGCAGCGAGAGTACGAATTGATCTAGCACTTAGGAGGTGCTCAGAAATGCCTACCACATCAGCCATAGCCAACGCGCTTCGCGCGTTTGCATCCCACCTAGACAAGTCTCCCGACGTAGAAATTGCCCAACCCACCTTGAGTTTTTATCACGGTTCGTATGGCTCCAAAGAGGAGTTTCTCGCATTGGCGCGCATCTTCCCGCGACCATACGACAAGGGGGATGGATGGTCGCACGATCAGCTCACTCTTACGCATAAAAGCGATGCGCTAGAAGTTTTTGCAACCATTGATCGCAACAAGGTTTGCACCCTCATCGAACCCGCTCGACCAGCAGTCTACCGCTGCGAACCGCTGCTCTCCAGCGAAGAAGAGTCTATCATCGCGAAAGAGGCGCTGTGATGAATGAAAAAGTCCCACAAAACGTACTGGTCTACGGCTCAAATCCGGTAGACTGGCACGCTCACAAAAACGGCGGTGGGTGGGTATATAAAACCTCTCACGTTGACGCAACCGCTTATTTACACCTCACGGCAATTGTATACGGCAATGCGCGGGTGTCCGGCAATGCGCGGGTATACGGCGATGCGTGGGAATTTTCACCGATCTACCTGCAAGGTTCCCGACACCCTCTGACACTGTGCTCATTAACGCAAATAGCCATCGGGTGCCACGTCCGAAAAATTAGCTACTGGCTCAAGCGATATAAGGCTATTGGGCGCGTTGAGGGTTACACGCCGTCACAGATCGCAGAGTACGGAAAGCACATCGCGTACATCGCTGAGTACGCCGAGACACTGCAACCTAAAACAAAAAATCCGAGAAAACAGAAAGAGGTAGTCTAGTGGCCCTGAAAATCATCAAAGCAACCGAGCCAATGCACATCGAGTCCATCATCCTAACAATTTATAGCCAGCCAGGATTATGGAAGACCTCTATCGCCCAAACAGCGGAGGACACTTTTACGCTGGACACCGACAACGGAATCTATCGGGCGTTCAACCGCCAGGCCTCAGTAACCATTCGCAACTGGTCCGATGTATCATGTATGACAACGGAGGACTTATCCCCCTACAAGACAATCGTAGTGGACACCGCAGGAAGGGCGCTTGACGTTCTCTCGCAGGAAATCATTCAGTCGAGTCCCAAGATGGGTCGGGGAGACGGTAGCCTTTCATTGCAGGGCTTCGGCGCTTTGAAGGGAAGGTTTGCTCAGTGGCTCTCATTTTTGAGAGCGCAGAAAAAAGACATAATCCTCATTTGTCATCTCGATGAGCAGAAGAACGGCGACGACACCCAGGAACGCATTGACGCGCAAGGGTCAAGCCGAAACGAAATCTATAAATCCAGCGATGCTATGTGCCGCATACGGCTAGACAACCGCGACCAGCGTTACCTCGACTTTGACCCTCGGCAGGGCGGTTACGGAAAGAATCCAGCGCAGCTTCCTAAAATCCCCGTTCCCGACCTGCGCAACTCCCCCGCGTTTCTGGCTGGTGTGATCGCGCAGATCAAGACCGCTCTCAACAACCAGACCAAGGGCCAGGCTGAAGCCGTGAAACAGCAGGACCAATGGGCCGAGGCCGTTGAGGAAGCCCAAGACCTTCCCGCCATCAACCTTCTCGTCGGTCTGTCCAAGGAACGAAAGCTCAGCAAGGGGCAAAAAGCTCTGCTAGTCACCAGGGCCAATGGGCTTGGGTTTGAGTTTGATAAGACTGCCGGTTTTTATGTTCTGCCCACCGCCAACGGAGTTCAGGCTGAGAAAACGGAGGATCATAGTGATTAGGGTTTCCGTGAGTTCTCTTGACCTTTACCGAAAGTTCATTTCGGACGATGAATACCCGTTGGGTGTGTTCCTTGCCGACCTTCGCGGAGAAAATGTAGCTACCCCAGCCATGATGCGGGGGAGGGCGTTCGCCGTCGCGATGGAACACGCCAGCCTTGGGGAGACTTCCACTATCAGCGCAGAGGGCCATACGTTCGCCTTTACCTGTGATGCCGAAATTGAATCTTGGCCGCGCAGGGAAGAGAAGCGAGAGAAGGACTACGGAGGGGTTATAGTTTCGGCCCGGTGTGACCGCATCATGGGGCGCACCGTGGCCGATGATAAAACAACTTCGCAGTTCGACGCCGAGTCTTACATGGACAAGTACCAACCACGATTCTACATGTCCATGTTCGACGCAGACGTTTTCCAGCACCACGTTTGGGAGTGTCGCGAGATCAAAAGCGACGGACCAGGCATTGCTTGGGAAGTGTACGCTTTCCATAAACTCACCACCTACCGCTACCCTGAAATGGAGGAAGATTGTGCCCAACTCGTTAGAGACTTCGCAAATTTTGCCGCTCAAATCGGATGGACGGGACGCCAGAATCGCAGCCGCGCAGACGTGGGCGAGGCTATTCTTTAGAGAGTCCGACCGCTACCTGTCAGGACTCACTAACCAGATGCCTAGAGCCGCCGCGCAAACTGTGTACGCCATCGAGCAGATAGACCCTGATCCAACCATCATCACCATAAGGAAGCCCTGCACTCACGGCGAATGCAATGCATTTACTGAAAAGTAACTGTTTTACCAATACAATCCACCACCATGAGGGATAGCTATGCAGAATGAATCTGAAGCCATACGACTAATGGAGAAGCAGCGTTTAAACCCACCCGAAGAAGAATCGGACGATTCCTATACCGAGTGTGAGTCTTGTGGGGAGATGGTACACGAAGACAATGACCTATGGGAGGGTCAGGTTAGATGTCTGGATTGCCGACACTACTGCATAGAATGCGGAGACAATCCAGTGCTAGAAGAGTTGGATATATGCGAGTCATGCGCAATGGCTTAGCCACAACCCGCTTAACCGAAAGGAAAAAACAATGACCGAGGCTGACAAGCAAGCGATGATTGAGTTGGTTGTTCGCGTTGTCAAGGAGGACCCCGAGATGTTCGTCCGAGTGGTTTGTGCATCTCAGGTGGGACTGGAGAGCCGAGCAGACGAAGCCGCCCACCGTGCGGCGGGTTTTGAAACGGCCACGCTGTGTTTATTGCGGTACATCGAAAAAAGGCAACGATACAGGAAGGGACTCTTGACTCTGGCACTAAACACGGTAACACGATGGCGTGGCAAAACCTGTGTCAACTGGGACAGCTTCCAGCTTCTCATTGACGCACACGCGGAGGGACGCAAATGAAGACTCCCAAGATCGACATTGAATTTGAGGGACACTTCACATCAGAAGCCACCTCCATCGACGCCAATGGTTGCACGGCCCTTATCAGCATCGACGCGTCAGAAGCCACCTCCATCGACGCCAATGGTTGCACGTCCCTTACCAGCATCGACGCCCCAGAAGCCACCTATATCGACGCCGATGGTTGCACGTCCCTTGTCAGCATCGACGCGTCAAAAGCGCAGAGCATCTTCGCCAATGGTTGCACGTCCCTTACCAGCATCGACGCCCCAGAAGCCACCTATATCGACGCCGATGGTTGCACGGCCCTTATCAGCATCGACGCGTCAGAAGCCACCTCCATCGACGCCAATGGTTGCACGTCCCTTACCAGCATCGACGCCCCAGAAGCCACCTATATCGACGCCGATGGTTGCACGGCCCTTATCAGCATCGACGCGTCAAAAGCTACCGAAATCTTCGCCGATGGTTGCACGGCCCTTACCAGCATCGACGCCCCCGAAGCGCAGACCATCGACGCCGGTGGTTGCACGGCTCTTACCAGCATCAAGGCCAAAAAAGGCGCAATAGTCATCCGTTAACAATCAACCGAAAAGGAAAGGAAGCAAATGAAAACTCTCAAGATCGACATTAAATTTGAAGGGCTCGTCAAGTCAGAAGCCGCCCACATCTATGCCAGTGGTTGCAAGTCGATCACCAGCATCGACGCGCCAAAGGCCACCTATATCGACGCCAGTTACTGCAAGTCCCTCACTAGCATCGACGCGCCAAAGGCTACCCATATCGACGCCCACGGGTGCAAGTCGATCACCAGCATCGACGCCCACGGGTGCAAGTCGATCACCAGCATCGACGCGCCAAAGGCCGCCTATATCGACGCCAGTGGTTGCACGTCCCTCATCAGCATCAATGCCCCAGAAGCGCAGACCATCTACGCCTATGGGTGCGCGGCCCTCAAAGTAATCAAGGCGAAAAAAGGTGCAAGAATTATCCGTTAATCAACCGTAAGGAAAGGAAGCAAATGCAATGTCAGAGCAGTGGTGAGGGCAAATACAGTGACAAATCTCTTTGATAACGAGCAGAGGGTATCTTTGCGACCCCTGCGTCCTAGGCAGAATGCTGCCGTGTTGGAGATACGCGAAGCTGTCAGACAAGGTCATAAAAGAATCATCATGCAAGCACCAACGGGAATGGGAAAGACACTGTGCGCGGCTCACATGATAACCGGAGCGATGAGTAAATCCAATCGAGTTTTATTTACGTGTCCCGCTATCACGCTTGTTGACCAAACATTAAAGTCTTTTGAGGCTGACGGGATCAGGAATATTGGAATCATGCAGGCGCAACATGAGCGCACGGACTGGCTAGCAAGGTTGCAAATAGCCAGCGTTCAAACCCTCATCCGTCGCGAGTTGCCAGATGTGGACCTTATATTCATTGACGAAGTTCATCTAAACTTTGACGGTTTAGGGAAACTGCTAGACGGCCCATGGAGGGATAAGATAGCAATAGGTCTAAGCGCAACCCCGTGGAGCAAGGGGCTTGGATTGCGATGGAGTAAGCTGATCGTCGCGGCTACCATTCAGGAGCTTATCGAAGACGAACACTTGTCACCGTTTCAAGTGTATGTTCCCTGCAAGGACTTCGACCGCAGCCAGATTAAGGTGATTGCTGGCGAGTTTCAGGAAAAGAGTGCGGGGATTGCTATGATCGGGGCTACTATCGTGGGCGACATTGTGAAGACCTGGAAAGAGAAATCCACACAGGAAAAGACGTTCATGTTCTGCGTGAACCGCGCACACGCCAAGGAGCAGATGGGGGCGTTCATCGACTCCGGTATCCCTTTTGGATACATCGACGCAAATACTCCTAGAGAAGTTAGAACTAAGCAGTTCGCGAAGATGCGCAACGGAGAGATTGCCGGTATTGCTTCAATTGGTTGCCTGATCGCAGGAGTGGACGAAGACGTGCGCACGATCATCGACGCCGCTCCTACTAAAAGCGAGATACGTCACGTTCAGAAGATCGGTAGAGGACTAAGGACTGCACCCGGAAAGGAAGTTTGCACGATTTTAGACCACGCAGGTAACGCGCTGGAGTTGGGATTAGTAACCGACATTTACCACGATACGCTGGACATGAGGAAGCCGAACGAGAAAGGTGAAGCCTACGAAGGAGAACTTAGGCCATCCAAGCCGCACAAGTGCGTAGTGTGTAACGCGTTGATACCAAAGGGGATGGTAAAGTGTCCTGCCTGTGGAACCGTGGAGCGTGTCACATCCGACATTGAGCACCGCGAGGGGGAACTGGCTGTCTACGGAAGCCAGCCGAAGAAAGGGCCAAGCTCCAAACGTGAATACTCAATGCAGGAGAAGCAGGAGTTTTATTCAGGGATGATCTGGATTGCCAAAGAGGGGGGTAATCCTGAAGGCATGGCGGCGCACAGGTTCCGAGAAAAGTTTGGCACATGGCCGAGATGCCTAAGAAGAGTTGCCTCCCCACCATCATTCGAGTGCGAACAGTTTGACCGACATTGCAGGATAAAATGGGCGAAGTCAATGAAGTCAAAGGAGGTCAAGTGAAGAGTCGCGTTGCTAAACAGCCACCTACTAGCATCCATGCCGAGACTACCATATTGGGGGCCATCCTCCTAGAGTGCTCCTGCGCAGATAAGCCAGAATGGATTAAGCAATGGGAAATAGCTAAAATACTAGAACCAGATGATTTTTGTCTCGAATCGCATCGCCGCATCTTCCTGCGCATGGGGGAACTAATTGACGCGGGGAGCCAAGTTGACATAGTAACACTAGCAAACGAGTTGGGCCGCTACAAGGAGGTAGAAAGAATCGGCGGGGTTGCGTATCTGGCTGGACTCACCGAGGGCTTGCCGAGCCGTCCATTTATCCGCGATTACGTTAAAATCGTAAAGGCAAAAAGTTTGCTGAGAAAGCTGATTTACTCGTGTTCAACTGCATTGGAAAAAGCCTACGATGGGGAGAGCGGGTTTAAGATAATAGACGCTCTCAAAGATCAAATCAGCGAAATCGAAGATGTAGCCAAGAGAGGAATGAGGAACGCGTGAATGATCCATGTATGCCGATAACACCGGACGTGATGATTGAAGTTTTAGGCTTGGGCGAAGTGGAAGCCGAAGCCGCTTTGTTCGAGAGGCTTCGACACATAGACAAAATCCACAAACTTAGCTACTCAGAGACGGGCAACATCTGTCTCAAGGTGCAAGCACACCTACTGCACGAGATGCGAACTGACCCGGATAATGGCGAGCCATGCTCATTCAGCCGATGGCTCCATCTTGCCGCACCGTATAGCTATTCAACCTGCTACGCAGCAATGCGCGACTGCGAAGCCATGAAGGACATTTCGGAAGAGCATCTGTCTGAGATACCAGCGTCAAATTTCCCTATCCTGCGTCAGTTGTCAACAGCGGTACGATCCGAGCCTGAAATTCTTATAGCCGCTAAGACTAAAAAGATTGACGAGTTTGTGGAGCATATTAAACGGTCGTTCCCTTCGCAGCACCTAGAATCTCGTAAGTCGATGAGGTTCCACCCTGAAGAGTCAGCGGCAGAGAAGATTGAATCCGCGCTCAGTCGAGCCGAATCAATGGGTGCGCGTACACGTGATGAGTCTTTGGAATGGATTGCAGGATGGGCGATGGACTGGATTTCATTCAAGGAAGAAGAGATTGCTATAGACAGAGCTATGCGGGATATGCCAGAGGGGGCAATTCAATGACTACCATTCCGCAAGCATTAAGCCCAGGGGAAGAGGCTTTCGCGCTTCACTGCCGAGCAGAGATGCTTGATCCGATTAGGGAGTACAGCTTCCATCCTACGAGAAAATGGAGATTCGATTTTGCGTGGCCATCCGAAATGCTTGCCGTAGAGATTGAAGGCCGAGGCCGTCACCAATCATTCGGGGGGTTTGAGGCCGATTGTTCCAAGTATAATTCCGCCACTAAACTAGGCTGGAGGGTGGTAAGGTACACACCGTCAATGGTATTGAGGGGGGATGCTATCAACGACGTTATGGAGATATTGAGATGATTTCACAGCACTTTTCATTGAAGACAGCCGCTCTTTGCCTAAACTGTAATGAGATTGGTGAAAACCTCGTCCAGTGCTGCTGTTGCGGATCAGCAACCTCTCTACTTTCTCTTCAGGGGGTTCTAAACGGTACGGCACAATCTCAAGCACGACCGAATGACAAGTTTATGGCAGAAGTCGAAGAAATGGAAATGGAGTTGAGATGATTCGCAGTGGAGTAATCGGGAAAACCGGCAAGTTGCGTCTTAAGGGTGCCGCGCTGACTAATCTACGCATGGAATGTTTTGATAGATCGAAATGGAAATGCGGAGAGTGCGATAGGCGTATCGAGTGGGACAGTTTCGAGATGGCGCACATCCAAGGGCGAGGAAGGGGAGGATCGGACACTATTGATAACGTCAGGGCGCTATGCTCCCCATGCCATGTCAGTGAACATCAGCCCAAAGCAATTGCTCGTAAATGGAATCCATATTTTTCAGGAAGAGGCTCCTTCGAGCCATGACACACGTTTCTGAACTGGCACGGGTTAAACCCGAAGCATCCAGCCAGTCTCATCGGCGGGTTATCCGCCGTTGATTCCATCTCACCAGCCAGACGATCCATCTCCGCAAGGTAGTCGCCTCTCCGAATCGGTACGGGTATATGGACGGTATTAACTAAGTCTTCCATGCAGCCGTCTTTCTGCATCTGCGTCAGCCACGCTTCGGTTGTAACGTCAGAGTCTTCACGCCACACAGGTAGCCACGTTGATCCAAAATCCTCTGTAGAAGTCTTGCGCTTGAATCGTATTGTGCGATTTTTGGGGTGACGGTGAGCACGTGTCCAAGCGGAATAGCGGTGCCTGTCTCTTGCTGCGCCAATGCTGATTGCTGTAAGCTTGATTGGCATATTTAGAGCCGCAGCTTCCCCAATAGAGCGCCACCCGTACATCTCCACCTGCTGCCTGTCGTCGCTCCATCTGTCTACCAAGGAGATTCGGCGGGGCTTTCCATCGCCCAAATCATAACAGGCGCTCTCCCATGTGTCTGTACCCTTAAACGGCTTCCACGGACCATCGGAAGAGGAACGCAAGGCGGCCGTAAGCACTCCGGCAAGCTTCGCGTGGTGGAATGCAACGCTGTATATTGAGTCACCGATGAGGTCTAATCCGGGGTTGGCGGCAATCTTAAGAACTTCATTTTCTGCTGCTTTTTCGGGGTCTTTCTCACTGCGAAGTCCAGCGTCAAGTCCCATGAACAAAGCGCGAATAGGGGAGACGCGGAAAGATTTATACGCGGAGGTCCAAGCGTAGCGACGCGGACAGAGTTCAAACGAGGTTAATCGCTCAGCGGATGTCATGGTTTTTTACGAGGTGCCGGTCCTCTCGGTTTTGTTCCGTAAGGAAGAGTTTGGCCATAATAGCTCATTGGAGGCTGTGGCGGGTGAACCCCTAGGTTAATTTCCTTAGCGTCTGGATCAGTTCCAATGTTTGAAGTCATAGGGATATTTTCGAGGTCGTCTATCCACGGTTGTAGCCTTTCTCTCTCACTTGGACGGGCAACGTACATCTGTACGATAGCGGACCCCTGTTCTCTTGGGATGGTCGCCAGCGTGTGACCCTGGGAGCGAAGTTTGTCAATGTTGGATATTCCGTAAGGGTCTTTCTGGTTATCCGGGGGGATATGTTCCCTGATAACGCCGGGAAGGTTGTTTTGCCATAGGTGTGTAATTTCATGGCCTAATGTCTGATTTGGACCCTTCTTGAAATTCTCCACATCATTAATCTCAATGGTTCTAGGATCGTTATACCTGACACTAGCAGTGGACCCCATGTTATTATATCCAGACAGTTTTTCGCCCTTCTTGAACTGAACACCTAAACCATCCATGATGCGCTTAATCTGCGGAGGCAAAGCGGCCCCAACGTCCTCGTGGGTATAGTCTATCGCCCTTTTAAAGGGTCGAACTGATGGCTTCGGCACTGAGGTTTCCTCCCTTATCCAACTCTTCAGCGGCTCGGTTCAAGATGCTGCTCGTCTCCCCTGTTAGATCGGGTCAGCCGTAATGTCGTGCGGTTTCATCACTCCACATTTCACTCTGCTCGGAGGGAGATGGCTGAGGGACAACCGAAGACTGTGGGCGTGGGGCTGGCCCTTTCTCTGACTGTGAGTCTTTCCCTTTCCCTTTCTTTGACTGTGAGTATTTCCCTTTCCCTTTATTTGGTGGGCGTGGGGCTGGCCCTTTCTCTACTTTCCCGGGTAGCTGTCCAGCGGGAACCGGAACGGCCTTTCCTTCGGCGTCCACGGTGAACCCACGCGAAGCCGGTGCGTCTGCCGCCTGTGCCGCCTGTGCCGCCTCAAGGCGCGATGGGTTCAATTTCATCTTTGCCGTGCCGGGGTTGAATGGCGGCGTCTGCATGAATGGAGCTGGCGCTGGCGGCCCAAGCAGGAGCTGCTTAAATGTCGGTATCTGCGCTTGCCGCGCTCCAGCGGGTAGGCCGGGGCGGGAAGGAGTGGGATTTTGACGCGAAGTGAATGTAGCTCCCGGTTGTCCCGGCTCTCCCTTGGGTTCAGGTGTCGCATCTGGCAAGTCCCGATAGAAGTTGCGGAGATTGCCTTGTATCCGTTCCGCCTTGGTTCCCATCCATCTTTTGAAGAGGTGTCCCGCTCCGGGGATCCCAATACCGCCCTTGTCGCCGGAGGCTTCCATCCACCTGGCAACCCACGCCCTCTTGCTAGGGGCGGGTCCAGTCGCAAGCTGATGCTCCGCGCCTACACCCTTGGTACTCTTATACAAGTCCCACTTGTGCTCGATGAGATAACCCTGAGCGCTTTTCAGAGGGCGCAAATCTTCTTTGGTAATCTCCTGCACTTGGTCGTACAAGCCGTTACGCACCACATCTGCCGCCTTGCGGAGAGCGGCAACCTGATTGAGAACCGAATCGCTACCGGGGGCGCTGTCGTAAGTCTTTTTCGACAGTTCGCCTAGTTTCCTTCTCATGTTGTCCCACTCAGCGAACGTGTGGGGCTTGTTGATCGAGCGGAACATATCATTGATTCCAGTCGTATCCTTGCCCAACACCTCCTCTAAGATAGGATCAGCTTGGAGCCAGAGATTTTTAATACTAATAAGCTGTGTTTTAAGGTTCGGGTGGCGATCCACAACCCCTTGGTACTGCTTCTCTAAGGCCGTTTCCGCGAGATTATACATCGCGTATTGGCCCTTTAGTGAATCAACTGGATTTTTTCTATCGGTAATCACCTTCAGAACAGAAGGGTTATCGGCTGCGGCTTGACGAAGCCACGGCTCAACCGCTTTTGCCGATGTTTGCGGGTCAATACCAGAACCGCTCGCTGTCTCCGATATAGAGTTCGCAAGATACTCCTGCCGCTTATTAGCCACCGCACGCTTGGGCGCGGGAATATGCTTCCCTTTTGGCGTGTGCTGCGCCGTCATATGGTCCCTGACAGCGACAGCAACATTTTTGATTTGCTCTTTCGGAAGTTTCAACAAATCAACATCTCTGCCTGTTGTCTTCCTGATTGCTCCCTCAATAATGTCCTTCCCGCCCTTCATAAGAATCACATTCTGAATGAATTCGGCGGTGTCCGGGTCAACGCCAACGGCGGTAAGCCCCTTGTTGATTGCTGCCCCGCCAACGCCATAAGCGACCATTGTCGGCAGGAAAGCCGGATTCATTGCCGCTACGGGGGCCACTGCCTGCATAAATCCCTGCATGGCTTCGTTCCCCCCTAGTATCGGATGCCCTTGAACCGCGCGGCCAATGCCATGCCCCATCTTCGCAGCGCCTTGTATGGTTCCGCCACCGGGCATCATCTCTGCTACTTGGGGGGGTACGCCGCGCTCAGTTCCCGGTGCTCCCATCGCGCTTAATACCCTGCCGGGGAATGTGAGTCCGGTTCCGTGTGAAACGTCACTCTGTATGTCTTCCAGCCACGTCGTAACGCCGGGAGGACGTGCGCTTACCGTAGCATTTTGCAGCGCGCTTACCGTAGATTTAGGCGCTAGACCTTTATCTCCTTGCACTCTTACGTGCATCGCTTTGGCGATCATCTGCGGCGTACTTCCGTCAGGAAATACGTGCGTGTTGCCCTGCTCGTCAGTGACTTTGATTTCCGGCATTATTGCGGCACCAGTTCGCCGTTGACGATCTTGTAGTGAATCGCCTTGCCCTTACCCTTACCCTTACCCGCCTCGTTCCTCGGAGCGGGGCTTTGATGCTCTCCGCTTAACTCTCTAAGCCTTTTTTCGAGCCACGCCAAAGCCCCTACATTGTCAGGCATGGCGTTTAGTCCAACTTTAATCTGACGGGCAATCGTTCCCATCTTCGTCATGTACGAAGCGCGATTCGTTACCGAACTGCTTCCGATCAAAGGCAATTCGTTTTGCATGGAATTGACGCTGAATTGAGCCGCACTTTGCCCTGTCGCTGCTCGTGAGCCGATAATGTCAGCCATCGAAGCAATTGCGGTGTCGAAGTATTCCTGTTCTTCTGGCGTCATAGCATTTCCAGCTTCTCTTTGTGTATTAGCCGCCACTTCCGCCTGAATCCCCGCCCAGCCAGACAAACGCCCGAGCGTAGCGATAACCCCAGGATCGTGCATGTTCCCCATCTGTTGATCCATCAACTGAAACGCTTTGCCGATAACCCTTTGTGCATGGGGATTGTCAGCCAGCGAAGCGAAGTCTGCCATCGACTTAGTTTCTGGATGCGTCGGGTCGCCAAACAATCCCATTAATGCGGTGACAGCAGGTTGAGACCTGATTGCTATTCTTGCGTTTATGGGAGTCATGCGTTTAATGTTTGGCATTATATCGCCTTGAGTAGTAGACGGGGAAGATGCTGCTCTTGGCGCCCCCCCCTTGTGCTGTGCTCCTGCACCCGTACCCCCGGCACCAGAACCCGGTATGCGAGGCGCAACCGTCCCTCCTAGTGTCGAATGAGCACCAGGCGTATTTGGAGTAGTAGTACCTGCTAATACCTGCTCCCCACCGGGAGAGGCTACTGTTCTATTATTTCCCACTCGCGCCACACCGAGAGTCTGGTCGTTAGTGGGAGTATGACCCACTGCATTCACAAAGTTCCTCTTATTATCCCACGTTACGAATCTCCCCTTATCGGTTGCGACGCTCCAGTATTGTTTTCCCCCAGGCTCATAGACCGGAACCAATACCGCCTCAGGCGGGAGGATGTTCAAATCCCAATCCTCCCCTCTTTGATCTAAATATTCCGTACCTAAATCAGAGGCCATTTTTCGGGCCATAGTTAGCGATTGAGCACCAGCGAAATAAGGGACAGGGCGAGACGATCCTCCGGTTGGAGCAATCTGCCAACCTTGTCCTTCCGGCACATTATCGACTTGAAATGCCTGCCTGTCCCCATTCTCTTTGACGTAGATTTTAACCGGCGAATTATGTAGTTTTTCGCCTGTCGCATACGCCGCAACTTCTGCTTTTGTGGCCCCAAGAAACGCGTCACGGTACGCCTCCGCATCGAGACCCAGTTGCTTGCGAGCAAATTCAGCACTACGCTGCTCTGGTGGAACATAGCGTTCCGCTAATTGATTAAAGGCTTCATCCCTAGTTGTAGGAGTTCTCGGAGCCAGTCCACTTACGGTCTGAGGAGTTCCCTCTGTGATTTGCTTTGCGCTCGTGGGCATTGTAAAACTATACCCAGGGGTTGCTGGAGTATCTGGGTTTTCTTTCAGATACGCGTCCCTCTGAGAAGGTAAAATTCCCCGCGTGTCGGTTTTATCTAATGGCCGTGGAGCTAACTGGATGTTTTGACTTCCCGCTGGCACTGCAAAAGCACCTACCTGCGTAGTAACAGGAGGGGGGGCTTTTAAGGTAGA